ACAGCACACTTACATTAAGAAAAGCAGATCGTGACCTTGCAGTAGGTACAGCACAGATTGATGGTGTATTTAATGGTGTGGCACAGATACCACAGGACCTAGATGAGATCACAGGTGCAGGCACAGGTAGACCAGTTGTTGGTACATGGGACGAACCTGAAACAGAATACGCTGCTACCTATCCTAGAAATCATGTCTTTGAAACTGAGGGTGGTCATCTAAAAGAATATGATGATACGCCTGATAAAGAAAGAATACATGAAAGGCATGCTAGTGGTTCTGGCTATGAAATATTTTCTGATGGTACAAAGATCACAAGAGTTAAACAAGATAACTATAACATAATATCAAATGATGAATACTGCCACATACAAGGTAATTCAAGAGAGACAATTGACAAAGGTGTAAGAGTAAGAGTTAATGCTTTAGGCCAATCAGGTAATAATTACAACGTAGAGGTTGGTCAAGGATCTAATGTAAACATAGAGGTCAATGGTGGTAATATAAATCTTACAACTCTAGGTTCTGGTCAAGATGCAGGTGATATTAATATCAATGCAGCTAGGGATCTAAAGATACAGGTCGGTAGAAATATGACAACAGATGTCATAGAAACAATCACAGAAACATCTAAAAAGAAAACACAAAGCACGCAGGGCACACATCAACAAAATGCTGCCCTACATGATATCAATGGTAATGAAGTAGATATAGATGCAGAACCAATTAATCTAAACTAATCTACTTTACTAATTGCTTCTTTTAGATTTTCTAATGGCACAAGTCCTAGGTCTAATAGATAACCTCTTTTACCAGCAGCTCTTTTAGATGTAAACTCTTTTACATATTTCTCAATACCAGGTATAACACCTATGTGTTGATTTTTTACATAAAAGTATAATGGTCTACTGATAGGATAAGAACCATCTTGTATTGATGATAAAGATATTTTAGCACCTTCAATTGTGTGTGCTTGTACTTTATCTTTTGAATTATCATAATAACTAAAACCAAAAATACCAAAGTATGATGGTTCACCTACAAGTTTGTTAATAATCAAAGTATCATTTTCTCCTACTTCAATTACAGGTCCATCTTCTCTTAATAGATAACAAGCTTTCTTTCCTTGTTCTTTTAAGATTTCTTCAGGACATCCTTTTTTCATAACTAGACTATTCCAAGCATCTCTTGTACCACTTGTTGCAGGTGGTGTTAAGATTGCAATTTTATAATCTGGTAAAGAAGGATCAATATCTGACCATTTAGTTGGTTTAGAACCAAGGTCTGACATCGCTTGCCAAAGTTGTTTTTTTGTGAAGTTATATGATTTACCCTCTACTGAGCTTGTAAATGCAATACCATCAAGTCCCACTATGACTTGTGTAATATCGGTTACACCATTGTCTTTACAAAGTTTAACTTCTTTAGGTTTAATCTTTCTACTTGCATTTGACATATCAGGTGTATTAACACCAATGCCTTTACAAAATAGTTTCATTCCACCACCAGTACCAGTTGATTCAATTACAGGTGTTTTATTACCTGATTTACCAAATCTTTCTGCTACTACTGTTGAAAAAGGATATACTGTTGAAGAACCAACAATATGTATTTGATCTCTTGCATATGATATAGTTGTCATCAAACACATTATTAAAATTGTAATTATTCTCATTTAGGTTTCCTATGTTTTACTTTAGAGTTTTACATAACTATTTAATATAGATTTAATAGATGTAATAAAACTTTAATAAAAAAGTGAGGATCGGTAATATTATAAGTATGGGTGTGCGTCCTTCAGAAACCTGCTAAGCTAGCACCAAAGGGCGATTTTAATAACTAGCATACAATACAAAAGCAATACATAATATAAACAATATAAGCAATACATGATTGCCTAGATTTAGATAACTCTTACCAAGACACTTATTCTTAGGGTCTATTAATCTCTCTTTGATTGACATATCAACATGAGGTAGTTTAGGGTCTTGTATTATATCATTGCCGTATTGATCTTCGGTCTCAAATAACTGTGGCTGTCTCATTTACTTTGTCTCTACATCGCCGTAAGTTATAGATAGATCATTTGGTAAAGAGACCTCAAAGGTCTGACTCTTATAGGTGTCATCGCCGTAATCTCTTTCTATAATCATATCAATATAATGTTTTGCTTTTTCAAGGTCTTGTTTGCCACCTTTCTTCTGGTGCCTACAAATATACTTGATAGCATTGCCTTCGGCAAATTGCATTTTGTTTTTGTTTATAAATTCAGATGGTTGTATCTTCATATCTTTGTAGTGATCGCCACCTACTTGTGTATCATATGAGCTCATAGCCCTCCTTTGTTAGTGTAATGTTTCATCTTTAAATTTTTCTATGTTTTCAAAATTATCTGCTATATTATCTGTCATGCCTTTATAACCTTCTTCATCTAATACTGTCCTATATATTCTTAAACCTATGGTAACTAAAGTGGCCGCAATCATCTGCCACGGAAACTTTAGTCCCATAATCAAGGAGTACCTAAAGACATCATCAAATGCTTCTTGTAATTTTTTATCTTCTTCTTTGCTCATTATTTTTCTTTTTCAACATAGCAGAGATAATCTCAGCTGCTATTGGTTGTTGTTCGGGTGTATAATTAGTATCCGTATGATTTTCTAATTTATTTTTAATATAACTAGGTTCTATATTAAGTAACCTACAATAATATTTAAACTGAGGATCATCTGTCATAATCCAGTTGATCGCTTCAACTTTATGTTTTAAATATTTTTTTCTTGTGCCTGTGTATTTAGCGTCATCAACTGCTTGGGTCAATATCGCTGTAATTAATTTCTCACCATTCATCATTGTGTAAATAAACTCCCATATTGATTGTGTCTAGGATCCTGCTGTTGTATAGCAGATTCTTTTTTAACTAAGTAATCTTTAAACTGTCCAACATAATCCATTGCGTCTGATAAATTGCCGTCATCAATTGTATCACAAATCATATCACACACATCGGTCTCAGTTTTCATACCATTAATATCTAAGTCTGGATATATCATGTCATCCACTCCGTATCGTTTTCAAATTCATTTTTCTTTACAACTTCTTGTATATCACTAAAGTAGCACCAGTTAGATCCAAACGTAACCGCACCCATATAGTTCAGGTCGGTATCATATTCTTTTGCATCTACGCCTAATTCACCAGCGACATCTGTTTTACTAGTAGCGATACCTATGTTTGTTAAAACACCTTCTCTACCTCTACTATCTTTTATTGTATCACCTAATCTAATTTCCATACTTACTCCATTCTTGAAACACTAAGGTTAGTATCATTGACGATACACCCGAAAGTGCGATTGATATTCCTGCAATCCATTGATCTGTTTCTATGAAACCAACAGAAGCAATTATTAAAAGCATACCGATCACAGCAAATAATGTGGTCATATATTCATAAAATTTTTTCATTATTGTGATCTCCCAGCAGCGTTTGCCTTTTTCCAATAGTCTTCTTTTGCATAAAACAAAGCTTCATCAACATTGTTTTCATCAATGTCAATTAAATTTACGTTATCAACTTTTAACACTTTTGTTTTAGCAGTATTAAAATCAATGTTACCTTTAACGTAATCATTGATTATAACGTCAGCAGATTTTTCTGCCTCGTTCATGTAGTAGTTTTTCACTTTAGCCATAATGTTTCTCCTTATTAGTTAATAGCCTTATTATTATAATGTAAAACTTTTGACTTAGTTAAATTAGGATTAAAATCTTTTCTGAAAGATTGTCTATCCCAACATTGACCGTAATCGTTAAACATTCTTTTTTTGTCTTTTTCATTATCACAAGTCTCACCAAACACGTCATAGTAAGAAGTGTAGTATTGATCTTGTTCAATGATTTCAACTTTTGTCACATTTGTATGGTTTGTAGCCATATCTTTGTAATTCCAGTCACAAAATTTTAAGATTTTCATCTTCATTTCTTTAGTATCAAATTTTGATCTGTACTTTTCAGGTACATTTCTATAAATTGTATCGTAACCATAAAAAAATTCACCTTGTTGGTCAGGATCCATATATTCTCTTAGGTAACACACATTAAAAGTTTTATTTTTTTGTTTATTCAT